CAATGCCGGGCCTGTCGCTGACAAGCTCGACGGAGATTCACTGGATGCTTTCAAACGCATCCTATCTGCGTCCAATGCATACTGGAAAAATGCTGATGATAAAGGCAAGACAGTCTTCTATGTTGGCTATCCTTTCACCAACTCTGCCCCAGCTATTCGTACTGGTATTAAGCATCCTGCTGATATTAGACGCGCATTAGATAGCCTGAGGAAAAGTATCTCTGTCAATGTGAAAGCTGATGCTTCTAAGGTGCGGAATGAAGTCAAACCAAAGTCTTCATGCACCTTGAAGTCATCTGGGTTCTGTAAGGAGGAATATTGCCGCACAGATCATTCGGACACTTGTGTTCGACAAGATGGCGTGTGGCGGCCAATCCAGGCCATTGTTCCTCGTCCTCCACAAGAGGAGAAAGAGAAACCAGATGGGTTTACAGAGGTTGTGAAGAAGTCGAAGAAGAAGAAGAAGCAAGTGCCAGGTGAAGCTGCTGTGCTTTCTTCCCTTATCGAGGAGGCGAATTCGGCTGTTCTACGGTCGAAGAAGTGCCCATACAACCCTTGTACTATCAGTAATTGCATAATGGAGCATGAATCAGTGGTTGTTGAGGAAAAGAAGAGTCCTGGAATCATTCTAGATGGTCCTGTTAAGGATGCTACAAGTCTAATTGCTTCGTTCAACGATGAGGCGAATGTTTCTGGGAAGGTTGATCTTACCCGAACTAATGGGGTCTTCTGTCTATATTTGAAGACGGGCCTAACACCCAACCGTAAGGCTGATGCCTGTGGACAGTGTTGGATGGGCCCACATCGTTTGGAAACGGTGGCTCATAATTTTTGGGATGGCAATGATGAACCTAGAGCTTCTAACTTTGGTGACTACTATATCATAGGTCGAGATGGTGCTATACACTATGTCCTTCCTGCCTCTGTAAGTCGATATCAATGGACTAACTCCGATCATGTAGATGATTATGCTGCTTTTGAAGTGGATCCTCCATATATGAAGGAACTCCACGGATCTGTGCGGTATGCCCTCGCCTCTCCGAAGGTAGGTGGCGGTTATGTCCTAGTTGTTGATCACGCCGAGCGTGGCGTGCTATCTTTTCCATTGGAAATTACCTCTCTTGATAAGCGTTGGTTGTTGAAGTATAACACTGACACTTCCCCTGGGTATTCTGGTGCCCCAATAGTAGAGAAATCCACTGGTAAGGTAGTTGCGAGACATAAGGGTGAAGTCCAGAATTCCAGGTATAATGCTGGGATTGGACATGACTCGTTGGTCATAGTTAAGTGTGGCACTGTTTTCGCCAAATCTGGGGTTGAGATCCCAAAAAAACTAGTAGAGGGGGTCTTCACGATTCAGGAAAGTCTTGGTGATTTTCATTATCTTTCGTTTGGACTTACACATGGTATTCAGGGTCGTGCTAGGATGTCTCCAAATATTGACCTCATTCGTGAGGCACAACGTTTGGGATATTCTCTCCCTGATAACTATTATGTAGTTCAATTTGAACGGGAAATGTTGGATAACGACTTTGCAAAATTTCGTCGTCCATACCCATATTATCCCGATCGAGAGAAAATGAAGTTGGTTAATGCGGCTTTTAAGCGCATCTTCCTACCATTCTTTTTCACTGAGGCTCTTTCTATTCGTGAGGCTTTGTCTTTGGCGGATCTCTCTGGCTCGCCCGGTTATCCTTTCAATCAGAAATATCACACTAAGCGCGAGACGTTGGAAACTGAGTATGAACTGATCATTCAGATCATAACTGGAATCCTTCTGTTTGGTGTGGTGGATTATGTTTGGAATGGAGTTCGTCACCGGAACTGCTACTGGCAAACATCTCCTAAAGAAGAGATTCGTTCTCTTGAGAAGTTGGCTAACAGCGATAAGAGCAAGAATAAGGTCCGCACTTTCATGTGTGGTGACATCATCAGCTATATAATTGGCATTATGTTGTACTCGCGACAAAATGACAATATGTTGGGCATGGCTCTGACATCTCACTGGTCCGCAGTCGGAGTAAGTGAGTATTATGGTGGGTGGAATGAATTGGCTGAGGTACTACTGCGCAATAACCCTAGCCGATTTATCTGCCTTGATGCAAAACATATGGAAGCCAGTCTTTGTGACGGTGAGCAGCAGGAAATCTATGATTGTCGAAATGATGGTATTGTTGGGTACGAATGTGCTAAACGATGGTACTTGTCTAACATTGTTTATTCAATGTTAATCGATGTTCATGGGAACCTGGTCATGAAGACGGGGAAGAACCCCTCTGGTGGTTTTAATACGCTAACAGATAATGGTTTGTCAATGAGTAGAGTATATTTGTATGATCTTTCGTGGTCTTGTAGTACAGTCGATGAGTTGGTTCAACTTTATCGTTCTACTGCTGTCAAGATTATGGGTGATGACTCGATTTTTGAGGATCGTGCGGAATTCCGGGACGTGATCTCTCATGCTTCAGATTGTGGGTTCAATCTCACTTTGGAAGCGTCGGGTCCCATAGAAGATTGTACATTTCTTTCGCGAGGTTTCGTGAAAGATAGTAATAAGGGTTGCTATATATTCAGGCCGAACTTTGACAAGCTAATGTCTTCGGTGTTCTTCTGGTTCAAGAGTTCGTCTTGGCGCTTAGCTTTTGTAAAGCTCTGCTCTGTCCGAAAGATGGTTTATCCATTTGAAGAGTGGAGGCGCGAGGTGGACTACTTAATTCAGTATTGCTTGAGCAAACATAATGATGACATGGTGGCAGAAGGTCGTATGGATGATGTGATAAGCTATGATGCTGTTATATCTAACCTAATGCCAAATAAAGAGAATGAATTCCTCATCTACGGACCATACGCATGATGAGTTTTGGGGTTGAGCTCGTGAAACCGATTCCCAAAATAAATTCGCTATTGCGGATTTTAATTTGTTTTCTTTTTGTCATAGATCATTCGTTTCATTATGTCTGCTAAAGCTACTCGTGCTGAGAAGGTTCTTACTAGAATTGGAGATAGGTTGGGGTTGACTCCCGAGGGAAAGCAGT